AGTCCGGCAATGCCGCGAGTCCCTTGAGTGCGGCTATCAGCATTAGCCGCTTGCCTTCACCTTGCCGCGACTCGCGGAATATCCAAGGCTCGCCAAGGCAGCAGCGATAAACGCAACCGCCTTTTCAAGCCCACTCGCCCCTTCAGGCGAAATTACCCCACTCGCGTAGAGCAGTCCGCAGATTGTGGCTCCAGCCGCCAACCAAAATTCCGTTGTCTTGAATCCAGTTTTTTTCATTACTATTTCCCTTTCTTTCCACGTTTAATTACTTGCTTTAGCTCCCATGCCTTTAAGTCCGCTTTAATGTTTGCTAGAGTAGCCTCCGCAGAGAGCGGAACGCGAATATCCTTACCCGGCGCGCTCCTTGTTGGCCTCCGCTTGGTGCTGGCACGCCAGACGTTCTTCGCCACCTGCCGCTCACTCTGCTTGCGAATGTCTATTCGACCCGTCCTGCGTACCGCCGCCTGTCGCCCTCGCCTTGACGGCACCTTTTTTAGATTTTTCTGGGGCACATTCTATCCCTTCTCTTTTAACAATTTCACAATCTTCACCACCGTCCACGCACAGGTGAGCAGCAGCAACGTCACTTTAAGACCAAGTTCAAGCTCGGTCAGCGACACCACGCCAAGTGACACCCCGTTGACCCCGAACATTGTCAACCAATCTTTCATTTAGTCTCCACCCGGTTCATCGTATAAATTTATACAATCTCAGCCAGCTATTCCGCCTCCGTCTGAACCTGCCATGAAAATGGCTTATGCAGGGCGCGTAGCCTTTTAGCCTCAATCATTCTATCTAGGCTGGCGTGCCAATCATGCTCCTCGATGTGGGCATCAGCTATCGCCATCGCCCACTCTTGTGTCAGCGACTCGAACTCAATGAAGTTGTCCGGGTCAAGCGGGGTAGACACCTTACCGTCGATATAATCAGCGTAGCCGTCATCGGCCTCGGCATTGACGCCAACCACCAATTCTACAACTACGGTTTTTGTTTCCCCGTTCACCTCAAGCATTTTCACTTTAGGGTCGAGCCGTGTTATTTTATATGCGTTACTCATGTTTATATTTAGTTCCTCTACCAAGCTCCAGTGGCAGACCAGACCGCCGTTACGTTCGAGTCCGAAGTTCCCCACGAGGTCAACTCGACGATAGCGATGGCGTCCATGTCCATCCCCGCCGATAAATCGTCGCCCATGTTCGCCCAACCCGGCCAACTAATCGACATAAGCCCCATCGAACCGGCATCTGAAATTCGCAGCGTCACCGTTCTCCCAGCCGCCAAGCCTGTTGTTTCCAGCGTAATGGAGTCCCAAGTATCAGAGTCAGCAACGACTTCCTGCAAATTCGATTCATTGAAATCAATCGTGAATGCGCCATCGACCTCTGCGGTGGTAGCGATAGGCTGGGAAACTTGGCCCCCGCTGGTGATGGTCATTCGTTCTGTGCCAGCACCGTTCCTAAAAGACTGCGTGTCAGCATCAAAGTAGTTGGTGGAGTTGCCGACATGTCCAATAAGAATCTGCGCTACGCCATCGTTTTCACAATGAATGAGAGTTTCACCCGTTGACAGAATCTGCAAAGCGGCAGAAGTGTTTGTCACTCCAATTCCCAACCGCTCCTCAATCTTAACAGCACCGTCTTCGGCGATTCGCATTCGTTCGGTGGGAGTAAAAAGCGTGTTAGCAGCAGCTATCCCTGTGTTACTGTAAAAGATGTGCGCTCCGTCCTTCTGACGGTAAACCGCTGCCGTAGTCCCACTGAGAGTCTTGTAGCCATTGCTGTTGGATGGGTTATCAACAACTCTAGCTCCCGAAGAAATGGTTATACCGCTGCCAGAGTTTACAACACCGATACAAGCCGATGCGTAATCTGCTGCATAAGCATCTGCGTTGTTAATGTAGAGCGCAATACCCTGCGTCCATGCAGTATTCTCCTCTACGTTAAGGGTCGCGCCCGCATCAATTATCGTAGTTGAATCTGTTCGTATATCTAGCTTTGCCCCCGTGGGCGAATCCGTGCCTATGCCGACCGAGCCGTCGTCAGCAATGACCATATCTATTACCCGCTCATCAAATCCCCAGTCATTAGCAGTGTATAGCGAATGAGAAAACTCTAGCTTATTATCATCATACAAAATTCCTTTAACATTCGTGACTGTCTCCGTGTCATCATAGAGAACGATGGCAGGTCTTTCACTTTGTATGCCCAAAGCGGGAGGTGTAGCTGCGCCCCAAAAACTAGCGTCATGTATATGACACTTTGCGTTCGGCGTTATACCAATTCCCAACGACTCCAATATCTTTACGTCACCGCCGCTCGCGATGGACATTCTTTGCTCTGCTGAAGAGGCGGAAGTTGTATAAAACCTTAACTCTCCATTCAGGTTGTTGCCAGCCCGCCGCCCCGTAATCATCGCACCAGTCTTATCGCTATTTGTACTCCGGTCATTGATAAAGCGAATCTCTCCCAAGCTATTATCAGCACCGTGGTCGCCAACTAATTCAATGGTCGCACCGTTTGAGGTATCGCCACCCAGAGTGACAATCGTAGATTTACCGGAACCTGACTTGTCGATTGAATCAGTCCCTATGCCCAAGTTATCTCCATCAAAAACGAGGCTGTTGGTTCCTTCAATCGTGGTTGCGCCCGTCCAAACTGCAACTTGATTATCTGCGGGGGTGCCGGATATTGCCGTGTCGCCATCCGCTCCAGTGTCTCCTTGACTACCAGTTGCTCCAGTGGCTCCAGCATCGCCTTGACTGCCGGTTGCCCCCGTGTCTCCAGTGTCTCCTTGACTGCCGGTTGCTCCAGTGTCTCCAGCATCGCCTTGGCTACCAGTTGCTCCAGTGTTGCCTTGGCTACCAGTTGCTCCAGTGCTGCCTTGACTGCCGGTGGCTCCAGTGCTGCCTTGACTGCCGGTTGCCCCAGTGTCTCCTTGACTGCCGGTTGGGCCAGCGACCCCAGTGTCGCCAGTGAAGTCACCACTGGATGTCCAAGTGGTGACATCCGTTTTCTCGAACCACTCGTCCGAGGTTGAATTGATGTAGAAATCGCCCACACTTCCTGTCCCACTAACAGGGTCATCAGCACCCGTCAACCATGTCGCCCCGGCGGTTCCCGTCGCCCCAGTTGGCCCGGTTGGTGAGATAGCCCACACCGCATTGTCACTGGAGTTCTTCGTTAAAACATAATCATCAGTAACCGAACTGGATGCTCCAGTTAGGGCATTAATGGCTAGTTGCGCTGTTGCCTCGCCTGAGCCTCCGTAGGCGATATCTACCGGGTCGCCCGTAAATGTGCCGAGCGCATCGGTTAAAGTCTTGTTCGTCAGCGTTTGAGTCCCAGTAAGAGTCGCCACCGTGGCATCAATACTCGCCGTGACGGTGTTACTCGATCCAACCGTTGATATGCCCGTGCCGCCCGCTATGGTTAGGCTCTCCGAGTCCAAATCAATCGCCAGTGCGCCACCACTGTCACCCTGAAAGTCCAAGTCCTGCGCGGTTACATTCGAGTCCACATAGTCCTTCACCGCCGCGCTGGTCGGGAAGCTCGTGTCGTTATCGTTACTGCCGATACCCTCACTCTCCAGCACCACCGCACTCGCAGTCATGTCCGCCAAATCAATTAGACCCAGGCCGTTACTGATAAGGTTATCCACGCTCACCCGCTTGGTGGTGCCAGTGGCCGCGCCCGTCGTGTCCGACACATCAACCAGGGGCACCATGTCGCCACTGGCAACCTCGCCGGTTTCCAACTCCACCATCGCGCTAATTTTTTTGCTCGCCATGCTCGCCCCCTTATTTAATAGGAATTATAGACTACCACCGCCCCGCTTGCTAACTCCAGGGCCGTGAAGGTCCCGTGCAGGGAATGGCCGGCCTTTAGCACTGTGCTGCTCAGGCCCGTCACGTTCCCGGTCAGGGAGGTAAAGGTTGCGTCCGCCAGGGCTGTGACCCGGAACCAATTCCCGGTGTGGGAACTGGTATCCGAATAAACGGTCCCGCCATTGGTCGCCTCCGCGTGTTGTTTTACGTTTACGTTGTGCATAATATCTTATCGGGTTGCTACAGTCACCCTTCTCAGATGGCCCTGTTGCCCAGCCAGAAGGGTTACTTGATTGGTTAATAATTCCAGGGCGAATAATTCCTCATTGGTTTTCCGTTCACTCTGCTGGTCCATCGCCAGGTAATCCGCATAGCCGGCTTGAATTAAAAAACGCCCGAAAATGTACGGCACCTCCACCTTGCTCCACTTGGCCGAGGCGGTCCCCGGCGAATCCGAGACATTGGTGGCCGTGGCACAATCAAAAAAGTTCCCCGGCGTGTTGGCGTCCGAAAAATATACCTGGTCGCCCACCTGGTAAATAACTGTGGACGAAAAGGTGTCGCCCTTCAAAACCGGCGGCCGCAACCGGAACTCCACCCACGCCTTGTTCAACTTATCCGTGAACTGGATGCCATTAGCGCTCAAGTGCCAGTCCCGCTCCAGCACAGTTTCAAACTTGCGGGGGTCCTTATTGTACAAGCCATACACCGTCCCAATGCTGGTTTCACCAGTCTGCTCCAGGGAAATATACGGGTCAAAATCATACAATCTCCCCCAGTTGGCGCCAGTCGGCAATACGCTGGCTGACGAGGTATGGGCCACGAGACAATGATAAGGCAGGTCGTCGTCGTCGTACAACACCTGGTCGCCCAGCAGATACGCCTTCCCGCTTTCCCACTCGGTAGGGGTATGGCTCCGGTCGGCCTCTGCCCAATAGGCCAGGTTGGAGGGTGCATTGCCGGTGCCGGCCTGGACGGCCTGGTAATAGCCATCCTCCGCCGGGTAATAAACCTCATCGCCCACGACATACGCCTTGGTGGAATCGTAATTCGGCCGTACTTGGCGCTTCTCCACGCGCATCAATTCCGGCCAGTCAAACCACTCATAGCCCGTGGCCAGGCGATTGTTGTGCGAAGTACGAAGTTTCTTGAAGTCATTGACAGAAAGATTATCCCGGTCCAGACCGCACAAGTCCGCAGTGCCAGCCAGAATATCGCCGTAATCAATCGTCCTCACTGTAAACCTTCCTAAATCTCGGTTTCGGCCGAGTGGTATACCCCACCTGTATCCTGGTCCCTCCGCACTTCACGCGGGCCGCCGGGAAACCCTTTTCAAAGTCCCTGCAAAATTCATCATCCTGCCAGCAGTCATACCCACGAAGGTCCCCGAAATAATGATAAATCGACGGATGAATGTTAAACCGCATCCGGCCCAACTCATCCATTGACCGCTGTTCTCCCAACTCCTTCGCCGCCTCTGCCTGTTCCACTGTTGCCCGCACCAGTTCGGCATCCCGGACCTGGTTAATTTCCTTGATAACCTCATTAGCCAGGGAAACTGGCAGTTCTTCCAATGACTCAATCGTTCCCGTCATACTGTAAAAGTCCCCCGCCTGGTTTTACCCAGGCAGGGGGCCGTATTCCCCAAGCTCGATACCGAAGTACCAATATACCTAGCTATGATGTGGCAGCAAACTTGCCAAGCCCCAGCGGGTTTTTAACCGTCAGAGCATAAATGGCCTTCACCACTGCCCGCGGACCGCCATCCATGTCCGGCAATCGCCGCACCTGTGGGTGCTTATTCCAGTTTAGTTCTAACATCGCCATGTCCAGGACGTAACCCCGGCGGGTCGGCGCATTGGATGTGCCGCTCGCCAGCAACAGGGACGGGTGAAGGGTAACTTGGTTGAAGTCACCCTCGTAAACCGAGATGTTGCTGATAATGCTACGTTCCTTGGAATGCTGGTTATAGGTTTTAACGGACGCATACTGATTCGTCCCACTGGCAAACTGAGTAAAACCAGTAATGGTTTTCTTCAGGTCAGTCCCAACCAACAGCGCAAGGTCCTGCTGACGGCCACGCTGTTCAAACACGCTCTTGAGAACGTCCTTGAAGATGGATTCCGTTAGCGAGGCCATTGCCGTGCTGTCAATGCTGGACGTAGGAGTACGGAAGGCCGAATCCACCTCCAGGGTGGATTGTGCGCCGTTCTGAATCCATTGGCCCAAGCCGCGGGTCTTGTACGCATTAGTGCCATCATCCGCCGCAGTGTCGTTGTCGCTGCAAATGGTGGCCTCAATATCGCGCCCAAGTTCCTCCAGCTTTTTCCGAATCGACCGGGAGAACTCCCCCTCGGACGCACCCGCCACGCGGCTGATGTCCTCGGCCATCTCGGAAACCTTCGCGCTTCTGCGCGACTTCTGGCAGTAAACGGAAACTTCCTTCCGGTTCGCTGCCGCATTCTCATAATCTGAGTCCGAAATATCGGCCCCGTCGATTATCCCTCCAGTGGCGGGCGATTCATATGCATCGACCTGCCATCTGTGTAACGTGTTAATAACACGTTCCCCTTTTTTAATCATCGCAAGCAGCGGCTTTTCCTTGGCATCGGTGACTGTGATGTAATCAGATAACCATTCCCGCTTTCCAATTTGCGAACGCTCTAGTGTCATCGCCATGACTTTTCCCTCCTATACAAGTGTTTCTATGAACTTATTAAAATCCTCAGATTCACCCGTTTCCTTCCAGGTTTTCAGTGCGTCGTCCCCTTGGTCCGGCTGGGCGTTCGGCTCCACCGCAGGTGCGGCGGCCGGGGTGCCCGGCTGGGCGGAAGGTGGTTGCGTATCCTTGGCCCGGCCGGCTTTCTGTTCGGCTTCAATCTGCCGAAGTTGTTCCAGGCCCAGCGCAAATACACCGGCGGCGGTCTTGTGATGCGGCAGTCTCTTGATTTCCGGCAGGGTAGTAATCACATCCTGCGCGTCCTGATACTGCTTTGAATTCTCATCGTCCAGCCAGGGCATCAAGTCCTTGGCCTGGGCGTCTGAGGCTTCCTTCATCTCAAGATATTGTCGTCGCTGCGGAACCTGGCGCCGCAATGTGCGGTCCGTGTTCCGACGGAGTTCAGACAGGAACCTATCCATCCTCTCGGCCGAATAATCTTCCTCCCCGTAATTGTCCCGCAGGTCAACTTTCTGTCGCTTTAACTCGACTTCCACCGTCTCCGGTTCCGCCTTGAGTTGCATCAGCATATCGTCCGACCAATCCAGGACTTGTTCAGCCCGCTGTTCCTCCTTCTGGAGGGCCTGGAGGGTTTCTGCCCTCTCCACCGGCCCGCTCTTGGTTCCTGAAGCCTCAACCAGCATTGGCTGGTCCTTGAGTTCTTCAAGCTCCGAGGATAATTCCTCTGCCTTGGTTTCCGCCTCGCCGGCCCGTTCTTCTGCGGACTTTTGCTTGGCAACCGCCTTGGCAATTCGCTTGTCGATGGCGCGCTGTATCTCCGGCGACAAATCGCCGTCTCCACCTTCTTCCTTGGCCTCCGCCTTTTCAGGGGGGGCACTTTCTTCCTGAGAAAGAACAAGTTCTTCCGAGGTATCCACCTCCTTGGCCGGCTCCTCCGCCGGCGCTGCCGGTTCTGGAACCACTTCAGGGGTTTCACCTTCTTCTGAAAGCACTATTTCCCCGATTATCTCAGAGACTGATGCCTCCAGTTCTACTGCGTCCGCGGTTTCAACAGGGGGTTCCGCTTCCCCTTTGGTTTCTTCTGACATAACATCCAAGCGTTTTAAGCCACGCAAGCGGGCCATTGCTTTTACCAGTGCTATTCAAGCCCGCACAGAGGGTTGATTACAGGTTATCTCAAAATGAAAACACAGGCCAACTGCCCATATTCAGAAAAAGGGGGAAAAGGGAGGATTGCCGGCTAATTATCCAATGTCAGCGACCGACGTTCTTCCAGTGCCAAATCCAGTTCCCGCACATTATGCAGGACCCCGGAATAAAAATGGCGTTCCTCACTGCTCAACGTCGGACGGGAAAGCGCCTCAACGGCATGAAGCTGGCCATCATCCAACAGGCCCTTGAGTTCCTTGTAAACCGGATGGTCGTCAGTGAGTTGAATGAAAGAGGATTTCACGTTAATAGACTGCCGCGGGGCTGGGCGCCACGCCCAGGCGCCCTATCATGCTGTTCTGTTCCTGCGTTACCGATTGCTGCCGGTTTTGCATCCACTTCTGCATCAGTTCCCCAAAGCGTTCGTCAGCAGCAATCTGCTCCTTATACTTCGGGTTGGCCTCCAGAATCTGCTGGGCAACCTGCATCTGCCTTTCCGCCGTGGGGTCCTTCTCCACATAGGGAACCTCATTGCCCTGGGACATGGCCATAATATCCTGCAAGGTCTGGTCATACAACTTCTGGTTAGCCTTGCCCTTGCTCGTCACCACGGCCCGCCGGATGGTTGGGTCCACCATGTTGGCCATCAACTCGACCACGGCCGCCATATCCACCACGCCCGCCCGGTCAGCGCTCAAGACAAACTTCGTAAAGTATTCCAACTTCTTGCCCATGAACTCCGTGTCCAACTCCCGCACATCAAATCGCAGCTTCCAGTCATGCTGCCGCTGTATTTCCGAGAAGTCGCCGGCGCCCCCAGGGGCGCCACTGATACGCATTAGGTTTTCTTCCCCCAGGAATTGCAGCATCAGGGCATCCACCTGCTTAAATACTCCAACCCAAAAGGCGAGGTCCGAATCCACCATGTTTTGCTGGCGCACCTGGCTCTTGGCAGGGGGAACGAATTCACTGGTCCGCCCGAAATACTCATCGGCATCGTTCTTAATGTTGGCAATAATTTCCAGCGCCTCGTGCGGATTACCCGGCGGCACATCCATCCACTCAATCTCATCCGGTCGCGTCACCCCCACCTGCTGCATCGGGGCCAGCCGGTAGGCTTTACTCATGTTCCGCAACGGAACCTTTAGGGGCGGCGAAATGCTGAGACTGGTCCGGTCCACTAGGGCATCCCGCTGGCTCTTGATTTCCGCCTGCCAGGTGGCCACCAGTTCCGGCACCCCCCTCGAATCGGCTATCCGCCGGCTGGTTACTTCCCGCAGCTTCACCATGAAGGGGAAGTCCCCATGCGCGTAGTTCAGCAGTTCATGTTTCCCGTACAGGGATGAATCCACCGACCCGTCCCGCATCACTTCCAGGTGCGGGCAGAACACAGTGCAGTAAATACACTCCACATCGTCCTTAAACCCCCGCGTGTAGGCCCAAACAATTTCATGCAGGAACTGTTTATCCAACCCGTTAAGGTCGTAAACGGTTTCGTTAGCGTCCTCCCGCAGCACCGACTGGGACGCCAGCGGGTCGGAAGCGCCCTGCGCGGCGGCCACCACCTTTTCCACCCAGGACTTGTTCCAGTTCTCCGTCGTCACCTTGGACCGCAGTTCCGTCTCAGTCAGCCAGTCCACCCGAAACACTGCACGAGCGCGCTGGATGTCCGTCGTCTCTGGAGGGAAATAAATTTCCTCAAACGGTTTCAAGGCTGACACCGACGGGTTGTTTACCGACACATACGGCACCGGGAAAACGGCCCGGCCCTGTTCGCGCAATTGCTGCACCATTTTACGGGCCTGGGCCTTGGTCAGGGCTTTGATTTCGCTAGGCAAGATTTCCGGCGATTGCCGGGCAGCGAACCCTGGATAAAGTGAGGTCAGCAAATCCGCAGCCATTTCCTCGGCGGCTGAATCGTTCACCAGCGAGGCCAGGTCGGCAGCGGGATTCTGCGGGTCCGCCATCTGAATTTGGGCCGACAGCATTATCAGTTCGTCCATCGTCACCGTTTCCATGCGCTTACTGATGCGCCGGTCCCAGGTAATTTGCAGGGCGCTCCAGCCATACGTCTCCGCATACTGCTCCAGCAACTCATGTTCCCGCTCCAGGTTGGCTATCCCCACGTTCCGCGCCCAATCCAGTCGCTTGGTCGTGATACCCGCCCGTTCCGCGTCCTCCGCGCCAATGCCCTCGGCAATAAACTGTGCCCGCTGGAAGGCCGCCTTCAGGGTGTCCACCCGGTCCTGGATGATTTCGTCCGCCAACCGGATGCGTGTGTCGGAACTTCCATCAAACGGGAAAGCCCTTTTGCCCTCGCCCATATTCTTGTCCCATTTTTTCCCATCCGAACTCTGGGCCTCCCAGAAGGCGTACCGGGTCCGTTCGGCCTGGCGCTGCCGGCCTCGATAAGCCTCGTCCACACTCCGCCGAAATTCTTCGTGGATTACCGACAGATTAGGAGTCTGACCTACCGCTAATAATTCATCCTTCATACCAATTTCCCCATGCTGATGGTTATACCTCAAGTTTGAGAATTTCCGCAACCTCTGTTTTGCGATATTTTGCGTATCCCTTTTTCCCCCGGCTGCGCCAGGGGGTCAGCTTCTTCAGCGCCACCAGGCAGCGAATATCCTTTTCCGTCAGGCCAATCATCACCAGTTGACTCCGGCTCAACAGCAACGGAAACCTGTCCCAGTCAGTACGGGTCAATAGCTGCCTCCTTCCGAAAACAGGGGGGCCTTCTCATCATAGTACACCGGGCCGGACTTGAGAAAATATCGGTCCGGGTCTATCACATCCTTCATCGCCCCCTTCAAGCCATCCCGCCCGGTGTATTCGTGATACGCAAAAATACTCTGTTCGCAGTCCGCGCTGACGTAGTAACGCGGGGCGTTCATGGCCGTGACATCACTCCCGTCGTCGTAGTCCATATAGTCATTTATCATCTGGATACCCTCATCAATGGACCCGCCATCAGCCCGGCGCCACACCATTGACGGACCCACAAGTTTCCCCTCCCGGTCCCGCTGTTCATCCTCCATCAGGGAAATAATAGAGGTCCCCTCCTCCTGGGATGGCACCGGCGCACCGCCCATCCGCGGGTCGATAAATCTTTCCACAATTTGTTCCGCCCCCCGGTCGTGCCATTCGCCCACCTCGGGGTTCCACTTCCAGCCCTCCAGTTCCAGCACCAGCTTCTTGTACCCCACTATGCTGCGGCCCTGGTCATGGCTCTGGGCCGGCCCCGGCGAGCCGTCCGGTTTCTCGCTGGGCAGCGCCCATTCCCCGTACATCCTGCGGTCCGGCCATTCCCGGTACAGAAACACCCGGCCCAGGTCGTCCAGCAGATACCACTTGAAGAACCAGTTTTTCAGGCCGGCCGGGTCGCAGGAACAATAGCGCGTCCCCGTCTTTGGAATTTTCTCAGGAGGCACCACATGAATTTTCTCGTCAAACTTGGCGAAGGTGTTCCCCTCCAGTTTCTCCGCCCAGCCATAGGCGCGAATCTTGATTTCTGGCGACGGCTTCCCGTCCAGCATTTTCTTGATAGTCTCATAACCGCCATAAGGGTTGTCCTCAGAAAAAAAAGTCATGGTCCTTGCATTCTTACGGAAGGGTTGCAGCACATACGGCATGGTGCCCAGTTCGCAGCCATGGACATTTACCGTGTCGGGAAGCAACTCCGACGGCCGTTCCTTGATTACCCTGGCCCCGGCCACGTAATCCTTCACTGTCATGCTGTACCCCTTGACCGGCGTGAAGGTAATCAGTAACTTGCCCTGGCGCGTCACAATGCGGAACCGCAGGGTTTCCAGCCAGTTCAGCGGCACCAGTTCATCACACCAAATCAGGTCGCACTCGCCACCCTCAAGCACCTTAATATCCTGGGTATAGTTAAGAAATCTGCACCTTCCGCCATTTGGGAGAACGAAAACCTGTTCGCTGAAACCATTCTTAACCGTGAAGGACACGTTGGCCACCTGGCCCTGCTTGCCCATGGCCCGCCATTCCGGCGGCAGATAGCGCCGGACCACCGGCTGCTGCAACTCAACGGAGGAAGGCAGGGAACTGTGAAGGCACCACACCACCGCATTATCCCTCGACATCAGTATTTCCACCGCCCGCTTGGCGGCAAACTCAGTTTTGCCCGCACGGTTGCCGCCCAGGATAAGGAGTTCATCAGATTCATCCATCTGGGTACGGGCCTCCTTCCAGCACTCAAGTTCAAACCCATAGTTCAACGGGTCCGTGTGGGAAGCCAAAATCATCTTGTTCCGGCGCTGGATAAGGTCCATCACGAAGTCCACCCCGTTGGCCTTCAACAGCAATTCAATCTCCGCCTTGGCCAACGGCGGCACCAGCGCATCGTCAAGTTGATGAAACGGGTCACTCACTCCGCATCACCCCGTCAAATTCCTCCCAGCAGACAGCTCCCCTGGACTGCTTCAAATTAATCAAAGTGGCCCCCCCTCGTGCGCGATTGCCACGTTTGGCCAGCGCCAAGCAGTAATT